CGATGATGACGATGATGACGATGAAGACCCCGATGACACACCCATCATGTCGTACTCTACCAACGTGCTTCATGTGCTTGACTATCCATCGGGCATCACGTCTTCGCACTTCGGTGAGTTCACGATGGGCATCGAGCTTGAGATGACGTCTGGCGACAACGACTCTCAATCGTCTGCTGAGTCTGTGCGTAGCCGTTTGGGTTCCACATACTGCATCATCAAGAGTGACGGCTCGCTTCCATACAATGGCTTCGAGGTTGTGACTACACCGCAAGGTCTAGCCAAGCACATCGAGGTGTTCAAAGCGTGGGAGATTGACCCAGCCTATCGTGCATGGAACACAGGCAAGTGCGGTATGCACGTACACATTGACTCTCGTGCCTTCACGCAGTTGACTGTTGGCAAGTTCCTCATGTTCATCAACAGCAGTGGCAACGTCGACTTCATTCGCAAGATTGCAGGTCGCCATCCATCTGTCGATGACCAAGCCCGTAGCTACTGCGCCGCTGAGCATCAGTCCATACTTGCCAACCCCAAGACTGCGGTCAAGGGTAAGTCTGGTGAGCGCTATCGCATGGTCAATATGTGCAACCTCGGCAGTCGTGAGGCTAGGCGTCTGGGTCTTAGCATGGACAACAGCTACAACGGCAAGTACAACACTGTCGAGCTTCGCATCTTCCGTGCTTCGCTCAAGAAGGAACGTCTGCTTGCACAGATCGAGTTCACCCATGCCGCTGTCATGTTCTGCCGTGTCGCATCGTGGCGTGATCTCAACGGCACATCTTTCGTCAAGTGGCTCAAGACTGTGGCGGGTCAGTACCCTGCGCTGACTAAGTGGTATGGCGTGCGCAATGTACACACATCCACACCGACAGTCATAGCGCCAGCTATGGACACTTGCACTGACGCTGTGCCCCCTGCGCCTTGGCAACCCCACCATACGGAAGACAGGCATGACCGCGAGTACCCAGTGCACATACCCTACGACAACGAGGCTGAGACCTTGAGATCGTGGGTACGGCGTAACGATCTGTACTTCCGCTTCGCTACCTACGCAGGCTCTGAGTATGCGTACTTCCCCTACGGGGGCGGTGACTTAGATCGCATCAGTGAGGATGATGTTGTCTATATGCGTGTCGGTGAACTGTGGGTTCTTATGAATGAGTCCTTCGCCGCCACGATGGCGCAGTGCTCGTACACAGTGTCTGAAGAGCAACCTGTTTAATTCAACAACAACCAACGGGGAAAACTTTCCCCATTCTTTTACATCAAGGAGTTTTATTATGTGTCTAATTATTACTGGCAAGTCTTCCACAGTTCGTTCAACCCTGCTCAACACACACGGGCTACTGAGCGACATCTTCACAGCCAACCCTGACGGCATTGGGTTCATGTATGGTTCAGCCAAGGGACTCAAGGTCACTAAGAACCTGCCCAAGAATCTTGGCGATGCTACTGCATTCATTCAGCGCCTACCTCAAGACGATCGTGAGATTGCCATCCACTTCCGCTGGACTACACACGGCAAGACTGACATGGTTAACTGCCATCCGTATGATGTGATTCCTGGCTTCATCGCCATGATGCACAACGGCATCCTGCATACAGGCAATGCTGCTGACAAAGACAAGTCAGATACATGGCACTTCATCAATGACTACTTGCACAGCGCTGTGTCTGCTTCACCAGACCTTGTGTATGACGCAGGCTTCGTTGCTATGCTGGAGGAGTTCATCGGCAACAATCGCTTCGTGTTCATGAATGGCGAGGGTCGTATGCAACACGTCAACTTCGATCAGGGTATCGAGCATGATGATATGTGGTTCAGCAATACCTATGCTTGGACTCCATCACGCCTGATCCCTAGCTACAAGAGTGCGACACTCAAGTCGTACAAGTATGCCAGTAGCTATGGTAGCTACATGGACGACGAGTACGACGAGATGTATGACTACAACGCAAGCTTCGGTATCAAGCCTCGCTTGGTCAGCGCACACAGCGCCAACTACGACGAGACAGCGTATGACTTTCCAGATGACGAGGATGGCTTCGTGCAGCCTACCCCTGACGACATTGCCGTTGCGCTGACTGAGGCTGACGTAGAGACTGTTGAAGTATGGCTTGACCAGATGCCTGCGTACACAATCACTACGCTACTGCACTGCTACACGCCTTCGCCTCTTAGCTACACACATCGTGACGACTTGTGTTTTGCCGAGCAGGGTATCTACGATATGTTGATGGAGGGTGATGCGTCTGGTCTTATCAGTTCAGTGACCAAGTCGTATGGCACAGTCGGCATCGTTGCCGAGGTGATGTGCTACTACCTGCAATGGGATGTGCGCACACCTGTGACATTCAAGCCAACCTTGCCTGCACTGTTGACTTGATTCGTAGTGGGGGCTTGCCCCCACATTTTTAAACCAAGGAGAAGTAAATGAAATACCGCGTACAAGTAGTTATGTCCTACTGGCAGACAGTAGAGGTCGAAGCCGACAACAGTACCGATGCTGCAAACAAGGCGTTCGATGAGTTTGATATTAAGAAAGCCCACGTTGGGGAAGGCGAGACTCACGCTATTGAGTTAATAGAAGGAGAATCAGAATGATGACACCATGGGAAAAACTAGAAAGAGTAGTACTTTTGTTATCCGTGATTGTACTAATACTGGATCTTTTATACTGGAGACCCTATTGACTTCTGTCTACTCTTGGACAAATAATATCAACTCAAGGAGAAAATAATGAACAGCCCACCCTACGATACAGGTAAGGTCAAGATAGGCTTGACTTACGCACCCCCACCCCCTGAATCTACGCCTGAATCCGACTGGATACAGGGCATATTGCTTGGCGACAAGCAGGGGATGGATGATCTACTACTCACCACAATACAGTCCCTCGGACTTATCGCTTTCATCGTTATCGTCATGCTACTAACAGGAGGAACCTCAAATGCCTGACATGCAAACCGCCCTCAAGACCGCACTTAGCACAACCTTACAGGAATGGGATGACGATGGGGAAAGTTTTCCCCATTCTCCTTCTGTTCAACCAGTGTCATCTTCTTTATCGCCACCAACTCAAGGAATTCCCATGACCAAGCAGCTCTTTCCAATTAAAAATAACATCACTCGCGTCACGTTTAACTACATCCGAGACAACCCCGGATCCACACGCAAAGAGATCATCACTGCGCTTGAGCATCAGGACTACAACAGCGGATCAACTTCGTCGCTAATTTCGCAACTGCGTAAGAATGGTCTGGTGCACATGACCAACGATCTGTACTATGCGGATGCAGATGAGTACGCGCCACTCAAGAAAGTGAAACCTCTGAAAAGCAACGGACTCAAACCCGCACGAGAGCCTTTTGCTAAGCGTAAGTACGAGAAGAAAGCCGTGACAGGCATCGGTGCGTTACTACGCGAGAAGCTGCAAGCCATGCCAGAGCCTAGCAAAGAAGCGCTGGATGCAGCTATGAGAGCGATGGAACCTGCGCATATACCCAACAGACGCTACACATCCCTCGTACGCACCAAGACGCCACACGATATATGACAGGAAATGACTGTGTATCAGGCGCATGAGTTGTACGTTCACTTGAAACAGATGTTCGGGGGCTGACATGGATGAAGAAACAAGAGAGATGGACTTGCAGTTGGCCGAGCTTGATGTAGAAGTCAAACGGCTACGCAGGATTGAGCAAGCCGCCCATGCTGTGATGAAAGCGTTTGGCAACAGCATTGACTACAACACATGGGACAAGGCGCTTGATGCGCTTGAAACTGTACTCAAGGAGAAACCATGATCGAGTTAACTTGGGATGCTGAAAGCGGCGAAGGCGCTGTACACATCAACAAAGACTTTGTGCTTGCGCACCGCATAGTTCAGTTGGATGCACTGACTGACTGGATCGCAGAACTTCAAGAACTTTATAACGCAATGCTGGAGAAGCCATGACAGAAGCACAACTAAATGTATGGGAGAAAGCCTTGGGCTGGCGCAAGCGTCAGATGATTAAGGGGCAGATCACCAATGAAGTCACGCGCAAGATTCGCAACGATGCGCTTGAGGAAGTGGCGCGTGAGTTCGATGATATGAAAAACTCTGGTGACACCGCCCCAAGCTTCGCGGCATACGTGCGGGGCATGAAAACATGAAAGGGAATTATGTTAAAGAGAACCTTGCTGCTTATTCGGTCACACGCGCACTTAACAAGTACCGTGCAACCCGAAAGAAGTTGTGTTGGAAATGCCAAAAAGACAAACCGCAATTCGGTGGTTGTGCCCAAGTGATGGATGGTTTTGGCGGTAACGTTCACAAGTTTATATGCGGAGACTGTATAGCTGCCAAAGAGAAAGAAAGGAGTCTGAAACTTGAAAAGTAATCACAACATCATTCGTGAGCTACTCAAACGACACCCCGATGGTTTGAAGTCAAGCGATATAGCTAAGTTTACTGGCATAGACGTTCGCTCTGTCAACAAATCATTGGAGGGTGTGTTTGGTGTGTACGTTGATCGGTGGGAGTTAGCAACCCACCGCAATACATTAGCCGCCGTTTGGGTTGTGGTCGATGTACCTGTAAACTGCCCAAAACCAGAAAACACAGGAAGAAGATCGCGTGAGCGAATACGCAACCCTGATGACGCTATATTTTTAAACAAAAGGAGAGAGATCAATGACTAAAGACATAGAAGAAACACGCGCAATGCAACAACGAATGGAGCAAGTTGAATTGACGGCAAACAAACTACAAACCGTGTTGGTAGGCACAGAAAGTTATATAGGTATTGGCGCGTTGATTAGTTATTTAGGTCAAGTTGCGTACGACGCAAAAATGCCGCTTGACATGGTAGTAGCAGGGCTTATAACTGTTTTTGACGCGTGTGAAAAGAAAGATAAAGATGGCAGAAACACCTGAATGGAAAGTAAAGAAGGCGGTACGGCTGTTGCTTGACAGGCTAGGCGTGTACCACTTCATGCCCCCTGCTAACGGCTTTGGCCGCGCAGGGATACCCGACATCATTGGCTGTATGGATGGGCATTTCATCGCCATCGAGTGCAAAGCAGGCAAAAACAACACAACGCCACTGCAAGACAGGGAACTTAACATGATCCTCAACGCAGGCGGTACTGTGTTCATTGCCCGTGAGCACAACATACCAGACCTAGAACTATTACTGAAGGAGAAACAAAATGAACTACGTGGAACCTGACTTCGCAATGACAGACGAAGAGCTACACCGCAGAGTCGAGGCCATGTCAGACGATGAGCAAGAGCACTTCAGACTACTGATCCACAAGTTGGTGATGTGCTACGGCCAAGGCAAGGCGCAGGGCATTGTCATCATTGGACGCGCTGAAGATCAATTAGCAGGAGTCGTCACCCTAAACTGTGACGAGATGGAGGCGTCGCAACTCATGTTGGCGGCAAACGATTTTTTCG